TATGGACAGCCTTGCTTCTGGACAGACAGCATCGTTTGAACTGCATCCATTGAGCGGATTTACTGGTTATAGCTCTTATGAAGTGGTTGCCATTCAAGATTAACGTATAACACAAAAGCCAGCGGCTAGATGTCCTCTAACTACTGGCTATATTTTTGTTCTCCATACTATCAAAACTCTATTGACAGTACTATCAAAATATGATATAATCTGTGATAGAAAGAGAGGACGCAAAAATGAAAGTTGGGTATGTAAGAGTTTCGACAGTCGGGCAAAACACGGCTCGTCAGGAAGTCATTATGGAGCAGCTTGGCGTTGAAAAGGTGTTCATTGATAAAATGAGCGGCAAAAACACCGACCGCCCGCAGTTGAAAGAGATGCTGGCGTTTGTTCGTGAGGGCGATACTCTTGTGATTGAGAGTTTCAGCCGTCTGGCTCGTTCCACGAAAGACCTTCTGGAAATCGTTGAAGAACTTGAAAAAAAGAACGTCAAGTTCGTCAGCCAGAAAGAGAACATCGACACTTCTACGCCTAACGGAAAATTTATGCTGACCGTGTTTGCAGCTCTGGCACAACTGGAACGCGAAACAATGTTGGCACGGCAGAAGGAGGGAATCGAAATCGCAAAAGCAGAAGGCAAGTATAAAGGCAGAAAGCCTGTCGAAGTAGACGAAGAGAAGTTCCGGCAGCTTTATAATGACTGGCAGAACGGAAAGACCACGCCGAAGATTATGATGAACGAACTTGGGCTGAAATCTGCTACGTTCTGGCGCACGGTCAAAAAGTATCGTGAAAAATATGGCATTACTGATGCGGCCACCACACGCAAGTATGCCAACAAAGAAGAAAAATAAAAAAAGCAGCGACCCACCACAGGCCACTGCTACAAACAAGAACCACCAATCCCTCAACAGGATGATAGTACACCAGTATTATATCATTTCTGTTGAGGCGTGGCAATATAAAATCAGCAGAAAGGGTATACTAACATGAAAAAATCTAATTTGATAGCAGATTCTCTTTATGGGCATTTAATTGTAGCGGATGGAAAAATCAAACTACGTTCAGTGTTCGATTTTCCCGGATGCACAGAACTGTTCTCGTTTTTGTATGTTTGCGAGCAAGTAAATTGCGCTGTCGAATTTGAAAATGAGGAAATTATCGTAGAACCAAAGAATACAAATAACGCGATTCAAACTATGCTTGCAGTTTATGTTTCATTTGGCCAAGACGATACAATCTTCAAAAGATACATAAACTATTTGACGAAACTCGGTTCAGATGGAAAGCGTGAGCCGACTGTTTGCGATGGGTAAAAGGGGATTGCTATGAAACAGATGAATTGGGAAGAATCGGAAGGTTGCAATCGGTTCATAAAAAATATAACCGCTGGTATATTAGAGTATGTTCTTGAAGTTGGAATTGATGAAGCGGTCAAAGAATGCGTCAAGGACAATCCGCTTTTGGACAAATGCCCTCATCTTGAATCCTACGCAAAGGAACACGGATTTATCTGACTCGCTAGACATGGTATCGGATTGCTGAACAGAGAAAGGCTGGATAATATGCAGGGAGAAGAACTGATTGTTAAGAATGGTAGCATCACACTGCGGTCTATGCTTGACTTTGGTGGATTCCTTGAAATTAAGAGGTTTTTGGAAGCCTGTCATTCGGAAAACTGCACCGTAATCTTTGCAAATGAGGAACTTGTCATTTTCCCGAATGAATACAATGCTGCTAAGGATGCTCTCATCTTTATTTACGGTACACTGGCAGAAAGACACAGTATTATCGAAAAGTATCTCCGCTATAAGCTGATGCTAGGAGATGAACAACCAAAACCTACTTTACATAGTCAGAGAAAGGAATAAAGCGTGAAACCCGTAAAATTGTCAGATCAGAGCTTGAAACTGATTGAAACGTTGTGCGATTACACCGACAAGCCCGATATTCTCAATGCCGTCGCAGACGCTTTGTACTACGATGCGGACGAGCTGAAACGCAGGCTCAACCAGCTTGCAGAAGAAGTCAAATAAACAGCACATTCTATTCGTTAAAACGAATTTTGGCAAATAATTTTCTGAAGATAGCTTTATAAAACCGAATATTTGATTTTTGTGCAGTTGTAGGCACTCTTTACATTTTCAGGTAGGGGGTGCCTATTTTTTATGCAGCCAAAGCAGTGTATCGCCATCATTGACAGTATCAAAGCATATGCAAAGCAGAATCCGACAGAAGCGCAGGTCTACGAGGACTGGTTTCAGGCGGTGGTGAACCTGAGAGATGCTCTGCCGCAAGACAAGCGGTTCGATGCCTACAAATACTCTGGTGAGCTGCGCTCTGTCTGTGCAGCCATGATGGGCAAGATGAAAACAGGCGAGGACGTGGCGAAGGTCTATGACATTATCGGCCGGACGTACCTGTTTGAAGCAAAAGATGTGTTCGATAGCTATTGCATCTACCTTGAATGGAACCGTGCGCCGGAAAAGAAGTTCTATCAGCCGAGACGCAGGGTTCTGAAAGTGCTGGCAGATGACCTAGAGGACTTGTTTTATAAGCGGATTGACTTCTTGGGGGTCAGCTTACCCGCTCGCGTAGGCAAGTCCACGCTGTGTATCTTCTTCATCACATGGCTGATGGGCAACCGCCCTGACGTTGCATCGGTTATGAGCGGCCATTCCGACAAGCTGACCAACGGCTTCTACGGCGAAGTACTGTCCATCATCACAGACCCCGTGACCTACAACTGGGGGAAAATCTTCCCTGACGTTCAGCTTGTAGATAAGAGTGCAAAGGATGAAAGTGTTGACCTGAACCGTAAAAAGCGCTTCCCTACCCTTACTTGCCGCTCCATTGGCGGCACTCTGACTGGTGCTGTTGAAATTGGCGAGGGCGGCGTTCTGTACAGCGATGACCTAATTGAGGACTTGGAGGAAAGCCTGAACGTTGAGCGTCTGAATAACAAATACGATGCCTATTTGAACCAGCTGAAAGACCGTAAAAAGCAAGGTGCATTAGAGCTGATGGTCGGCACGCGCTGGAACGTGCTTGACCCTCTGGGACGCATCCAGAACCAGTATGCAGACAACCCAAAGTACAGATTCCGGGTGATTCCTGCGGTGGATGAGAACGGACACAGCAACTTTAATTATGACTACGGCGTTGGGTTTGACGATGCCTACTATGCCGATATGAAAGCCAGTATTGACGATGCGACATGGTGGGCAAAGTACATGGGCAAGCCCTATGTGCGTGAAGGTCTGCTGTTCCCTGCCGATGAACTGCGGTATTTCAACGGTGTTCTGCCTGATGGTGAGCCTGATCGCAATCTCATGGTCATGGATATTGCATGGGGCGGCGGCGACTTCACCGCCTGCCCTATTGCCTATGTGTATGGTGATGCCGTATTTATCCCTGACCTTGTGTTCAATAACGGCGATAAGACCGTGACCAGGCCGGAAGTCGTAGGCAAAATCATTCAGCACAAAATCAACGTGGTGCGCGGCGAAGCCAACAACGGCGGTGACGAATACTGTGACGTGGTAGACAGCCAGCTCCGGCAGCAAGGCTATCACTGCTCTGTTCGTAGCCAGCGTGCGCCCAGTGGCCAAAGCAAGCTGTCAAGAATCATCCAGTATGCGCCAGACATCAAACGGTTCTATTTCCTCGATGAGAAGCACCAGTCGAAAGAGTACAAAGCGTTCATGGAACAGGTGACGATGTTCACGCAGCTTGGCAAAGTTCCGCACGATGATGCCCCGGACAGTCTGGCACAGCTTGCCGATGAACTGTACAACGGAATCAGTAAAATTGAGCCTATAAAAAGGCCATTTTGAAAAAAAGTGGTAACGTATAATTTAATTTATTGACTTTATATCGTTGTTTTTGGTATAATGCATGTAAGGAGTTGGCTACTCCGGCATGATGCCTGCTACACGCTTTACGGCTCAGAGCTGAATGCTTTGCAGGCATTCTCCTTTCTGCTCAGCAATGGTTTCCACGCTCTTTCCCGTTGCTGGGATATATAGGTTGCGTCCCGTGTTGGATGGGGTCTGGTTCACCCTTAAAATCTTGACTTCCAGAATAAGGCGGTTCAAATCCGTCACGTAGCACAACGATTCACTTTTGTTTTCATGGAAATTTTCCTTTTATAACCTCCAATCGTTATTCCCGGCTCTCGATGAAATGGTTTTCTGGACATTTTACCATTTCAAAGAGCAACGATGAATCAAGCCGGGTCTTTATGTTGCATTAGCTCAGTATGGCTAGAGCATTCGGCCCATAACCGGACATACATTGGTTCAAATCCATTATGCAGCACCAAAATTGCAGCTTACCCGTTTTACGTCTGTCTGACAACTGAATGTAAAGGCTGCAATGGTTTCTCTAGGCGGAGAATAGCACAGCTGGAAGTGCGAACAGTTTCCCAGCAGCTTCTGACAGGTCTGTGCTCAACAGCCTGTTTCCAGAAATCCAACGAAAGGAGCACAGATGAAAGCAAAAGTTAGATGCAAGCATCCCCGAAAGGACACAAACGGCAATCCGTGCGATTGCGGACGTTATCTTGGCGAAGTAGAAGGCAAGTTTTCTCTTCTGTGCCCTCTTTGCCATTGGATTACAATCGGAGATTCCAACCTTCCAAAAGATACATGGGTCTCCGTACCAAAGTTTAAAAACTGAATAGCTTTTGAAGCGCAGTTGTAAGCGCAGTGAGATAGACCTTAACAGGTTTGTCTTGCTGCGCTTTTTATTTTGTCAGAAAGGAGGAACGCATGGCTGAATATCAGATAGTTGTTGACGGCTTTTTGAATAATCCACTGACCGGACGCAGACCGATTGAAACGCCGGAGACGGAAATCAATCGGGCAAACGTGCTGAAAGTGGTCATGGGCAAGGCAGAGCCTATTCATCTGCTGAACAAGAACGAGATTCGCTTTCTGCACAACTACTACTTGGGCAGCCAGCCTGTCCTCCACCGCACGAAGGAATACCACGCTGAAATCACCAACCGCATTGTAGAGAACCATGCCAACGAGTGCGTGGGCTTCTACACCGGCTACATGAGCGGCACTCCTTGCTCTTATGTGCGGTCTGAAACGGCAACTGGTGACGGTGAGGAAATCGCCCGCCTGTCCAACGCCTTGCAGTATGAGGGCAAGGATGCGCTTGATCGGCGGCTTTGGCAGTGGATGTTGGAGTGCGGACAGGGATACCGCATTGTTCTTCCTGACAAGGGGTACAACGGAAACTACCCGGACGAAACGCCCCTGCTGGTGGATGTTCCAGACCCGGACATGGCGTATGTGATTTACAACTCCGGCATCGGGCACAAACCAATCGCCAACGTTCTGCACATCCCACGCAATTATCAGAATGACCTGAACGACCTGATTTGCGTGTATACGCCAAACCAGTACTTTGAAATCGACAACGGCAAGGTTACGAAGTCGGAGAACCATTCTCTTGGAATGTTGCCGATGGTCGAATATAAGCTGAACCCGGAGCGTATGGGTCTGTTTGAACCGGCTATCCCTGTGCTGGATGCCATCAACGACCTTGAAAGCAACCGTTTGGACGGTGTAGCGCAGTTTATCCAGTCCATCATGGTGTTTACAAACTGCCTTGTGGATGATAACGCACTGAAACAGGTCAAAGAGCTTGGCGCAATGTGCCTGAAATCCACTTCTAGTCTGCCCGCTTCTGTTTCTCAGATTGCAAACGAGCTTGACCAGCAGCAGAGCCAGACCCTGCTTGATTCCATGTTGAACGTGTACCGCAGTCTGACTGCTATGCCTAGTGCCACTGGCAGCGAGAATGCAACGTCTGACAACGTGGGCGCAGTTATCGTCCGAAACGGCTGGAATCACACCGAAGCAAGGGCACAGCAGTACGAGAATATGTTCAAGTACGCTGAACGTCAGAGCTTGTCTGTGATGCTCAAAATCCTGCGTGACACGGCTGGTTCTAAGCTGATGGCAAGTGACGTTGAAATTAGACTGCCGCGTCGTCAATATGACAATCTGCAAAGTAAGGTTCAAGTCTTTATCCAAATGCTTGATTCTTTGGCAGACCCGCATTTGGCTTTTGAAATTTCTCATCTTTATACAGACCCGGAAGCTGCATATCAAGCAAGTGTGCCCTTCCTGATTGCCGCCGGAAAGCTAGGCAAGGATGGGAAAGCACCGAAGCAGCAGGAGCAACAGCCTGAACAAGTTGTTGAAGCCAACAAAACATCGGACGAACAGTCTGACAGCATCAATAAAGAAACAAAGGGCGAATAGCCCTTTGCCATAAACACGGCAGGGAAGCCGGGATACAAATTTCGCAGCGTTGCAGGGAAGCAACGGTAAAAAAACGCAGGAGGAAATTAACAATATGAACTACAAAGCGTTACTTGGTGATGCCTACAAAGAGGGCATGACCGCCGATGAAATCGTTGCTGCTATGGAAAAAGCTCCCGATCTGACTGTAGAGATTGAGAAGCTGCGCAACGCCGTGACGAAAGCCAATGGCGAAGCTGCCGAGTACAAGAAGCAGCTCAAGGCAAAGCGTACCGATGACGAGAATGCCGCACAAGAACAGGCTGACAGGCTGGCAGAGATGCAGAAGCAGATTGAAGCCCTGACTGCCGACAAGGAGAACCTCGTCAAGGAAAAGACCCTTGCATCTTACCGTGAGAAGTTCGTTGCACAGGGTTATGACGCTGAACTTGCCAACAAGGCTGCATCTGCACTGGCTGACGGCGACATGGATAAGGTGTTTAAGTTCCAGTCGGAGTTTATGACCGCCCATGACACTGCATACAAGGCTTCTCTGTTGAAGGATATGCCCACGCCTCCGGGTGCGGATGGCAAGGGCGGTTCTGACAGTGAAGGTGTGGCGTTTGCTAAGAGTCTTGCACAGCAGAACGCAAATACTTCTAAGGCATCGAGTGACGCAATGAGTGCTTTCCATTAACAAGGAGGAAAACATGAAGTTTACCCGAAACACGGTCAATGGAATCAACGATACCATTCTTGCTTCCAATGACTACACCGCCATCCCCTTTACCGTGACCGAAACTGCTGCGGTTAAGGCTGGCTATCCCATGACGCTGGCTGGCAAGAAAGCTGTTGCTGCTGGCGAGACTGGTTCTAAGACCATCAACGCTGACGGTATCCTGCTGTATGACGTTGACCCGGCAGAGAACCCCAATGCTTCCCTGCTGATTCGTGGTGTTATCGACACCAAGAAAGCAGCTGCAAGTTCCAGCTTCACCTTTGACGCTGACGCAATCAAGGCGCTCAAGGCCGCCGTTCCCGGCATCTTCTGCCGTGACAACATCAGCGTGAACGCTTGATAGGAGGTAAAACAACATGGCACTGAATCTTAAGGAAGTCTTTGCCCCGGCTGCGATTGCCGCCTATTGGACGAACGACCCCACCAACGCGATGCCCTTTGCATCTGACGCGCTGTTCCCCGCAAAGAAGAAGGCCGGTCTTGACCTGAAGTGGCTGCGTGGGCACAAGGGCGTTGGTGTGTCCCTGATGCCCAGCGCATTTGACGCAAAGGCTACGTTCCGCACCCGTGAGGGCTTCAAGTTCGACGAGACCGAGATGCCGTTCTTCCGTGAGGGCTACCATCTGGGTGAGAAAGACCGTCAGGAAATCCTGCGTGTTCTGGACAGCAACGACCCCTATGCTCGTGACGTGATGAACCGTCTGTACGATGATACCGCACAGCTTATCACCGGCGCCCGTATCGTACCTGAGCGAATGATTTGGCAGCTTCTGGCTCCCACCAATGGTGCTCCTGGCATCACCATCAAGGCAAACGGCGTGAACTACACCTACAACTACGACCCGGACGGCACTTGGAAGAACACCAATTTCAAGGAAGTCTCTGCTACGAAGTCTAAGTGGAACGTCACCACCGCCACCCCCATTGCCGACCTGAACGCCGCAAAGGACGCTGTTCTGGCAAGCGTTGGCGAGGTCGTGACTGAGGTGTACATGAACACCGCCACCTTCCGCAACATGATTGCTGCGGACGAGGTGAAAAATCGGTTCATGACCGTCACCGCAAAGGCAAACGCCGTTCTGCTGGACAGCGAAGCACGGCAGATTATCGAATCTGCAACCGGTCTGAAGATTCATCTGTACGACAAGATGTTTAAGGCGGACAAGTACAGCGCAAGCGAGAAGTATCTGCCCGATGGCATGGTGGTGGTTGCTCCTTCCGGCGCTCTGGGCAGCACTTGGTACGGCACTACTCCTGAGGAAGCCGACCTGCTGTCCGGTCAGTCTGGTGCATCCGTGTCCATCGTGAACACTGGTGTTGCCATTACCACCGAGCTGACCGTTCATCCGGTCAACGCCAACGTCTATGCTTCTGAGATTGTCCTGCCGTCCTTTGAGCGCATGGACGCTGTGTACTGCATCAAGGCTTACTAAGGCAAAAGGAGGAAAGCAGCATGGGAGACCAGCATTCCGAAGCGGCAGTCAAGCTGGGGCAGTACATCGCCCCTGCACTTGACCATGAAATCACGGACGAGGACTACCCGCTCTTCGACCTGCTGCTTGATTTTGCCAAAGACAAGATATTTGCACAGGGCTACCCTTTCGGCAACAGGCCAGACGAGTTGCCCTCGCAGTATCAGTCGTTGCAGATACGCATTGCAGCGGAACTGTACAACCACATCGGTGCAAACGGACAGACGAGCTACACCAACAACGGTATCACTCGTGTGTGGGAAAGCTCCGATGTGGCGCAGTCCCTGCTAAATGAAGTGGTTCCGAGAGTAGGTGTTATCGGCTGATGTTCAATGGTAGCCCGCTGGATAAGCGCCCGCTGTGGTACTCGAACCCGGTTGGTGAGAAAACGCCTGTTGTTGACGAGTGGGGGAACGAGACCGGCGAATCCGCATACGAATCGTGGAGCGAACCCGCAAAGCTGATGCTGAACGTCAGTCCCCCTACTGGTTCTGCGGAAGCAAACCCTTTTGGAGCGTTCACGGATTACAGCTACGTTGTCAGTTCGTCCAGCAAAAAGCGCAACACACCGCTTTATGAAGGCACACACGTCTGGTTTCAGACAGACGTTTCAAAGCCCTTCAATTACATTGTGGTCAAGGTCGCAGAGCATATCACAGACACGAAGTATGCGCTGAAAGAGGTGGCTGCAAGTGAAAATTAAAGTGAGGTTGAGCGATGCCGGACTTCGTGACGCGGAACGTCAGATACAGGAGTACAAGACCGCCCTGAACAGAAAGGCTAGAGCGCTTGCTTTTCGTCTTTCGTGGCTTGGACTTGAAGTAGCAAAGGTGCGTTTCGCTAATGCGGAATACGCTGGTTCTAATGATGTGAAGTGCCATATCAACCAAAAAGACAAGACTTGCACCATCGTTGCAGAGGGCAAGTCAGTTGCTTTTATCGAGTTTGGCACTGGCGCACATCACAACGGATATGGCGGTGAACTGCCGCCCGGCGTTGGGGCGCATGGCTCCTACGGCCAAGGCAAGGGTGCTGGCAGACGTTGGTACTACTACGGTGACCCCGGCAATGCTGGTACGCCTGTTAAGCAGGTGGATGGTAAAGGCCAGCTGAATTACACCGATGGCAACGAACCAGCTATGGCTATGTGGGGGGCTGTTGAGGAAATGGCTTCTCAAGTCGAAGCAACGTGGAGGGAGGTTTGGAATAGTTGATTGATTATTTCAACTCTATCTTCACGGCTATTGCTAAGGAACTGCGAAAGCAAGTGCCCGGCATTTTCGTCACTGGTGAAATCAATGACAGCAATGTCAAGAAGTTTCCGTGTGTACAGATAGAAGAAAACAGCAATCTGCCTGTACACATTGATTCTGCTGGTCACAGCAAATACGCTGCCGTTTCCCTGCGTGTACGGGTCTACTCCAATAAAAACACCGGACGCATTGCAGAAGCACGTTCCATCGTTAAAATCGTGGATTCTGTATTGGAACCGCTCAATTTCTATCGAAAGTCGTTTGCCCCGTTGAATGGGCTGTATAACAATTCCGTCTACCGGATTGATTGCAGCTATGGGGCAACAATCGGAGAGGACGGAATGATTTACCGAAACTAAGGAGGTAAACATTCTATGAGTACTGCTATCTCCGGTCTGAATACCACCCTGTATTGTGGCGACAGCGCAACCGCTCTGACGAAGCTGTGCGACATCAAGGATGTGCCTGACCTGATCTCTGAGCCGAACCTGCTGGATGCCACTACTCTGTCTGACCCTATGCAGGTCAACATCTTCGGCATTATCCAGAGTGACACCAAGTCCTTTACTGCCAACTACAACAAGACTGACTACAAGAAGGTCAAGGAAGCTGGCTACGATGAGACTTCCGAGAGCAACACCGTGAAGTATTACGCCCTGAAGATGCAGGACGGCTCCGGCTTTACTTGGCAGGGTATGCATCAGGTCGGCTTGTCCGGCTTTGGCGTGGACGAGGTTGTGGAAATGACCATCAACTGCATCTTCACCAAGAAGCCTGAGTTCAGCGAGACCCTGACTGTCAATGGTGGCTAAGCCGCAAAAATCGAATCAATCAAACCGGGCAGAACTGAACAACGGATTTGGTTCTGCCCCTATTTATAAAGGAGAGCATTTATTATGGCTGCTAAGGTTATCAACTTTCATTCCCCCGATGGCAAGAACACTTATGAACTGACTTTCACCCGTGACAGCGTGGAAGCCACCGAACGTGCAGGCTTTCAGATTGGTCAGTACACCCAGATGACCAATCTGCTGTCCAACTCTCGCGCCCTGTTCTACGGCGCTTTCATCGCACGGAACAAGGGCATCAAGCGCAAGGTCGTTGACGAGATGTTCCAGCACATCGAGGAGAAGGAAGATCTGATGGGCATTCTGCTTGAGATGTTCATGGACGCTTCCAAGTCTCTGCTGGCAACCGACACTGAGGACAAGACCGCAAAAAACGCAACGTGGGAGATTGTGTAACCGCACAATCTCAGGAAACGGACGAAGAGGAAGAACCATTCTCTTTCTCTAAGCTGTTCCACGATGTAGAAGCCTATTACATCTCCATCGGCATGACATACGACCAGTTCTGGTACGGCGATGTCTGGCTGGCGAAGGTTTACCGCGACGCAGAGGAGCTGCGGGAACGCAGAGCCAACGCAGAAGCATGGAGAAACGGCTTTTACATGGCATCTGCGCTTTCCTCTACGGTTGGCAATATGTTCCGAAAGAAATGGTCTAAGCCGATCAAGTACATGGATAGACCGCTTCCCCTTACTCAAAAGGAGAAAGACGAGTATGAATACCAACGCGCAGTTGAGGCGCAGGAGCGAATCAAGAGAATGATGCTCTCTATGATGGAAAGTGATGGTGGTAGTGATGGCTGATGTTGATATTACAAGCTTATCCGTAGAGATTTCTGCGGAATCGCAGGGGGCAGAGCTTAATATCGACAAGCTCGCTACCGCCATTTCTAATTTGCGGACAAAAGGCAACGTCACAAAGGTTGTGAACAGCCTTGACAAGCTTGCCGGTTCTATTGCAACGCTGAAACAGGCATCCGCTGGAATGTCCGGGCTGGACAAAATCACCAGCTTTCTAAATGGACTTTCAAACGCTAACCCGACCGCAAGCACAAAGAGCATAAACACGGTCGTGAATGCGATCAAGAAGATTCCTGCGGCTGTGTCTGGCTTGAACGGCGTGGACTTTTACTCCATGTCTGGAAGCATTACTCAGCTCACTAACGCTTTGGCTCCGCTGTCCATTCTGGACGCATCGAGCCTTAAAGCTCTTGGCAGTGCTTTCAATGCAATCGGAAAGGTTCCTGACCTGACCGACAAGCTGAAAGCGACAGACCTTGATTCTTTTGCAAGCTCTTGTCAGAAGATTTCTACTGCCCTTACTCCTCTTGCGTCTCAGCTTGACAAGGTGGGCAACGCTTTTGCAAAGCTCCCTCCGCAGTTGAGCAAGGTAGTCACACAGGCGAACCGTGTGACCGCTGCCAACGAAAAGCAGCGCAAGAGCTATCTTAGCCTGTCTAATCAAATGAATGGCTTTATGCGGAACATGGCAAAGCTTGTTTCGTTGAAAGCTATCGCTGAGTATCTTGGAAACGCTGTTGCGAAGTTTAACGACTTCTATGAAGCAACAGACTTGTTCCATAATGCTATGGGCAATTTGAGCGGTGAAGCCGATACGCTCATTAGCAAGATGCAGGGTTTGCTTGGCGTTGATCCGACCAAAGCGATGACTTACATGGCTACTATCCAGAGCTTGGGTACTTCGTTTGGTCTGACCAGCGACAAAGCATATATTCTGTCCAAGAATTTGACCCAGCTTGCCTATGACGAAGGTTCCTATTGGAACAAAAACGTTGCAGAGACCTTTACCGCAATGTCTTCCGCAATCTCTGGCGAGATTGAGCCTATTCGCCGTTTGGGCATTGACTTGTCTCAGGCGCGGTTACAGCAAGAGCTTCTTTCTTTGGGCTTTAACAAGCAGGTTTCTAGTCTGTCTCAGGCAGATAAGGCGGTTCTGCGTTACATTGCCATTATGAAGCAGACTGCCAATGTGCAGGGCAACCTTGCACAGACCATCCAAAGCCCTGCAAACCAGATTAAGATTCTGAAAGCGCAGCTGGATATGCTGGCGAAGTCTGTTGGCTCTCTGCTCTACCCTGCCATGAAATCCATTCTTCCCCCGCTGATTGCCGCCGTACAGCTCATTCGAGAGTTTGTTGAATGGGTGGCAAAGCTGATGGGTGTGAAGGTCGTGTTCACTGATTTTACCAAGAGCGCTGACAGCGTTGGCGGTATCGGTGACGCAATGGATGATACAGCCGATTCGACAAAGAAAGCCGCCAAAGCTCTCAAGGACTACACGATGGGTTTTGATGAGCTGAACATCATTGACCCCACACAGGGAAGTTCTGGTTCTGGCAGCGGCGCATCTGCTGGAAACATCTTGGGCGATGTAGACCTGTCCGGCTACGATATGTTCAAGAACTATGTTGGCACATCTATTGATGAGATGAAGCAGAAAATCAAAAGTATGCTTCCTCTTATAGCGACTGTGGCAACCGCTCTTGCTGCTTGGAAGCTCACAAATCTTATTACGGATATTGTAGACGCTATCTCCAAAATGAATGCACTGAAATCCATTGTTTTGGGGCTTGGTGTTTTTACAGTGGGCATTGTCCTTGAGATTACAGGCATTAAAGACGCGATTGAAAATGGCGTAAATGGAAAGAATTTCGCTGAAATTGTTCTTGGTGCTTTGATTGGAACTACAGGCGCAGCCATTCTTGGTAAAGGAATTGCTCAGTTTATCGTGACCGGCTTTGGAAATACTGCTGTTGGAGCGGCCATTAAAGCAGCTGGCGGCTCTACTGCTGGCGCGATTATCGGAGCAGCAGTTGGCGGAGTAGTAACCGGAATACCTATGTTTGTAACGGGCGTTTACGATGCTGTCAAAAATGGTTTAAACACGTTAAACGGAATTTTGATTCCGCTTGGTTCGACAATGACTGGCGCAGGCATTGGTGCAATCATCGGCTCTCTTGGAGGCCCGATTGGTACAGGCATCGGCGCGCTGATTGGTTTGATTGTTGGTGGCCTGACCGATGTCGGAATTGCGATTTATCAAAACTGGGACAAGATTACAGAATCTCTCGACAAGGCAAGCGAGAGCTTAAAAAACTGGTTTGTTGGCGTTGGCGAGTGGTGGAATGAAAAGTGGCAAGGGTTCAGCACTAATTTTCAGACTGCATGGGAAAGCTTGCCCGGGTTTGTTCAGCATCCAATTCAGGCGCTTGACCAAGCTAGTGCAGGCTTAAAGCAGTGGTTTGTCGGCGTTGGCGAATGGTGGAGCCAGAAGTGGGCCGGGTTCAAAGAAAACTGGGACAAGGCTTGGAACAGTTTGGTTGATACAATCAAAAATCTCCCCGCAAAATTTTTGGACTATGGCAAAAACATCGTTCAAGGCTTGATTGATGGTATCAACAATGGCATTGAGAATGCAAAGAAAACTGTTGGTGGGCTTGCAAAAGCCATCATTGACAAGTTTACAACTGAGACTGATATCCACTCCCCTTCCAAGCTCTTTGAACAGTTTGGTATCTACATCGACCAGGGCCTCGCAAACGGCATCACCGCCGCTCAAGGCTATGTTGACGAGGCCATGCAAGGCCTTATCAATGGCGTGACCAATGCTGGAAACCAGTTCATCGAACAGGGCAAGCAGACTGGTATTGGCTTTGTAAACAACCTTGACCAGGCTCTCACTAGCGCTTGGCAGCAGCTCGATACCAATTTGCAGAATGATTTTTTGGGAACCATTCAGAACCTTTGGGAAGCCGCTCAAAGTGGCAATGTGAAGACCATCGGTACGACGATTGCTGCCGTGTTGTGGCACGCAATGGGCGAAGAGCAGCGCACGCAAATCAAGACGATCGCAACCAACATGATTACCGACTTGAGCACGCAACTGACCAATGCGTTGTCTACGCTGTCCGCACAGGCGTATCAGATTGGCGGCGAGCTTCTAAACGGCATTACCTCGAAATTCGGCGAGATTTTGCAGAAAACCAAACAGCTTGGCGGTTCTCTCAGCTCGACGTTCCAGGCTGTGAGAGGGCCGTTGAAATCTGTCGCTACGGCAATTAGCGCAGCTCTTTCTGGCGGGCTTGCAAGCGCTTTCCCGACCATCTATGCGTCTATGGGCACTCTGATTTCTACCATTGGCGCATCGTTCGTGGCGATGCTTAACGCCATCGGCGCGGCTTTGTCTGCTACTATTTTCGGCATTCCCGCAGGACTGGTTGCTCTGGGTGCTGCGGCCGTCCTGGCTGCTTCCATTGCTGGCATCGTTGGTGGCATGGGTGGCAAAAAGAGCTCTTCCAGTAGCTCCTATGGCTCTACTGGCTACGATGAATCCGACTTGGGGCAGATTGATTACAGCAATGTTCCTGGAACATCTCAATACAACGATGCAAACAGCGGATTGCAGAGCAGCTATACTGCAAGCGCAACACAGCAACTCAGTGCATCGGAAATCAAAGAAGCTGTGTACAACGGCGCGTATAACGCACTGTTAGATTATAAGCAGCGCTACAGCCACGAAGATAAGAACAATATCATCAAGTTGTTTATCGATGGCAAGCAGGTTACTGCCGCAGTTGAAAAGACGCAGAGTGACCGCGGGCGTGCCATCATGGGCAACGAAGCATACAGTTACTAAGGAGGTGGCTCACTTTGGCAATTCCGGCGCTCATTACGATTGACGGCAGAGAAATGCCTGAGCCGTCTTCTTATGAAGCGACAACCAGCACGATCGTTGACTCTGGCCGTAATGTGCAGGGCAAGGTGGTCGGCTCTGTTGTTCGGCATGACGTGGCGAAAGTTTCCGTGAAATGGAACTACCTTACTGCTGAACAATGGGCCGCTGCCATTAGCCCCTTCACTACCAAGTTTTACTGCTCCGTTCGGTTTTTAAACCAAGCCACGAACGCATACGAGACGCGGCAGATGTATGTTTCCGATCGAACGGCTGGTATGTGGCGTAGAGGGCCTAAAACCGGCAAGATAATGGGCTGGACTAATTGCGCACTTGCGCTTGTGGAGGTTTGATGTATGGAACATCCATCTCAAGCATGGCTTGATAAGTTCAACGATACTCTTGTGCCGGAAGAGTTTGTTGAGATTTCTTACAATAGCACCGAACCAGGCGTTCAAGAGGATGCCACCGCAAGCGCAACTGCACAGGTTCCTTTTGGTAATATCGAAAATACCACGAAGGAACCTGACCGTGTATTGACGAAATATGCAACAGGGGAAACAAATCTGCACGTTCTGGACGGCAGTTTCAGATTGTTGCCGGATTCTGTCCCCTACGCAGATGCCGGTTTTATCAGTCAGACGCTCGTGAGCGATTCCAGCCACCCGCGCATTATTCTTTCGTTCGGCAGCGTGCACACACGCGCCGTTCCTGGCTTGACGGTCGTTTGGTCGTCCATGATGAACGAATGGGCAGCTAAATTCAAGCTCACGGCTTATAAGGGAACCGCCGTTGTGAGTACCATCACTGTATCGAACAACAGAAGTGTTTATTCTGAGACCGAATGGGAAATTTACGGTTACGACTCCATTGCCATTGACATTCTGGAATGGAGCATTCCAAATCGTCGTGCTCGCATTGAATGGATCATGGTCGGCCTTCACAAGGTATATAGCAAAAAAGACCTTGTTTCGTACACGCACACATCCAGCCGAGACCCGATCTCGGCGCAGCTTCCTAAAGACAGCATCGAATTCTCTTTGGACAACAGCCAAAAAACGTGGGATGCTATCAACCCTCGCGGCATGTTTCGATATCTGTATGAACGGCAGGAAGTGGACGTCCGTTATGGCATGGATGTGGATGGAGAAACGCAATGGATTAATGGCGGCAAATTCTATCTTTCGGAATGGAGCGTCCCTTCTAATGGCCTGGAAGCGTCTTTCACGGCTCGTGATGCCCTTGAGTTCATGATGACCTCAAACTACACGGGTCGAAAGACGGGCACGCTTTATCAGATGTGCTACGACGCACTGGAGACGTTGCCCTCTAATGTTCCTTCGTTCTACATTTCCGAAGAGCTAAAAGAATACAGCACCGATATTTCTTCCGAAAAAACTTCGTACAAGAACTCAGACATCCTGCAATTGGCCGCAAACGCAGCGGGTATGGCTTTGTACCAGACGCGAGATGGTCACATTCGTATCGAGCGAGTCAACTTGACCGCAGAAGAGGGAACTGAAGTATACGAGATTCCAGTTATCAATAACTTCCAGTGGCCTGAAATCTCTTTTGCGTCCCGCGTCAAGAATGTGTCTTGCAACGTTAATGGCAAAGAGCATCTGTACCCGGAAGGCTCTAACGCGGAAGGCGTCACCCAGACCGTCAGCAACGAGCTGCTGACCGAAGCAATGCTTGTCAAGAGCAAAAACTCCATCACTGAAGCTTATGCTATGCTAGCAAACCGCAAAAAGGTCGAACTTGAGTATCGCGCCAGCCCGCACATCGATGCATTTGACCACGTAAAATTCAATCACAACTTTGGCTACGCATCCAGCGTCTTCGTAACGGAAAGCAAATACCAGTATACGGGCTGTTTCAAAGGCACGATTTCCGGCTATGTCCTGGCAGACGTTTCGTCCGTGTCTTTGTCCTCGTCTTCTCTGTCGTTGATTTACAATGAGCCAAAGGTGTTGACCGCAGAACTTCTGCCTTATGACCCCGACTTGCCTACTGTCAGCTGGCGCGCTTCGCCGGAAGGAATCGTCACGCTTCGCGTTCTTACAAACGAATCCGGCAAATCCACCTGTGAGGTCAAGTACAATCGCAAGGGAAATGCTACCGTTTCGGCATACGTTGGCTCTGTCAGCTCGTCAATCCCGGTCGTCAACAACTCTCCTTCTTTGTACTTGAGCACACGCGCTCTTGGCGTTCGTTGGGGCGCTCCGCAGGATATCACCGCAACGTTTGTACCTAATAACTACGGGGCTCCTGAAATCAACTGGTCTGCGTCTCCTTCTGACGTTGTTCGGCTGGATATCGTAGCCAAGAGCAACGGTTCTTCGACCTGTCGCGTGACCTGGCTCAAAAAAGGTAGCGCAACAATTACCGTTACCGCTGCTGAGGAAAAATCAACCTGTTCTGTCGTTGCAAGCCCTGCTACAATTGGCTCTCTTCCCATCGGAACAACACTTTATATCAAAGAAAGCAATCAAAGAACCGCATTTGTTCTTGCAAAGCATGATTATGAAGAAGCTTCTTCTAAGTGGCCAACATTCCCCGGAAACGGAAAAGGCCTTTCTTTGCTCGCTCGTTCTTCCAAGACTGTACTTTCGCATGTGTGGAACACCGAAAGTGCTTCCTATAATAGTCGTTTTACCAATATATATTCCGGTAGCACTATTGACAAGTGGTTGAACGGCGAATATTTCAGAACGCTTGACTCTAGTATTTCCAGTAAAATCAAGAATACAAACCTCCGAGTTTCTCCCGGTCCTCAGACTTATAAAGACGATGACGGCAATTCTCATACGACTGATGGCTCTGAGGTCGCTTGGATATCTCGCAAAGTTTTCCTCTTGTCTGCAACAGAACTTGGCATGAGCTCTAGCGTTTCTGGCATTACTAAGGAGGGCACGGCTTTGCCGAATTGCAGTGAAATGCTTTTCAACATTATCGGAAGTTCTAATTATGCATGGACTCGCTCAAGATGTTTTGATGCAACGCCATTCGCTTATCCGGAATCTTTCAAGTATAACAATTCTGCTGTTGTTTCTCCGTCCAAGTCTAATAATAGCTATTATACATATACGACAATTTCTGATGTCAAAAAAAAATATCCTGTTCTCCCGGCATTTACTCTTCCAGCCACATTGGAAGTTGATGTTAATGGAAATATTCTTGTTTAATAGGAGAAGCTTATGGCAACATGGATTACAGACCGCACGCAGTCAGATGTTGACCGCGTGAACGAACTGCACGATAAAGCCAACGTTGGAACGTGGACGGAAGAAGAGCGGATAGAATGGGCAGCTGGCATGAAAGGTGCGTTGAGCTACATGGACTACAACCGCATCGAAAGTGGTGTGTCCGAGCTTGCCGCTACACTTGGCGCGTCTGTTTCTATCAAAACGAACTGGACGGTGGAAGGATACATGACCACAAGCGACGCAAATCGCTGGCTATCGAACGTATCCAACATTCGGGCCAAGTGCAGCGGCCCCGGTGGTCTGCCAAGCACTCCAACCAGCATGGATAAGTTGGCATACAAGACCATGAATGAAATCGAAGAAATTTTGGCCAAGATAGAGCGAATCGCAAACGATCATTTGCTTTACTGCGACGAGCCAATCTGTGGAGGTGAACCTTACTATGGTATTTGTTGACCGCAAGGCAAAGTACCCAGGCCGATGGACAATGAAAAAATCTGACGGCACATCGGAAGTTGTCACGTTGGTTCGCAATGATGAACCTGAGGTTGAAGGCACTCCGATGAACGCGGAGACGCTGAATACTTTAAGTGACGTTGCGGGCGCGGATGTTGCGCGTATACAGGCGGAAACTGCCGCAAAGAAGTCGGAGGAAGACCGTAAGAAAGCGGAAGCTGCCGCAAGAAACGCCGTCAACGACGCAACAAAGCTTATCGAAGGCTACACAGACAGCGCTCTCGCCAGCAAAGAAGCTGCCGAGAAAAGTCGGATTGATGCCAACACATCCCGCGAACAAGCTCAAAAAGCGCAGAAAGCTGCAGAGGACGCCGCAGAACTGGCTGGCTCAAGAGCTGGAACAGATAAGACCTTAAGTAAAGAAAACGCTCCAGCAGATGCAAAGGCTGTTGGGGACGCGCTAGACATCAATAAGCTTATTGAAGCCTTAGATGTAGAAAACAATATCCCTAAAGATTCAGATTACTTTGTTGGACAGCATGTTAATGGCGAAAACGAGTCTGCTGTGAGTTATTGCCGCAAGCCACTGAGCGCTCTCTGGAACTGGATTAAAGCGAAACTTGGAAGCGCTGCGTTCAAAGCAACTCGGACGCTGACGAGTGTAGGACCAAGTAACTGGAAAGATGCTGCAACCGACCAGCAGTATGTGCCGGATATGGGTTTTATGGCCTATTGGAATGGCGCATACAGCGGAACTTCGTCGAATCTGGCGTACTGTAACCAAGGTGCATTTGGAAGTATGATCAAAGTGGCGGCACGAAAGAATCACAATACAAGTGATACGTGGATTCCAGTCTGGTCAAACGACAATTTGGACTACATCCTGAAAAGCGAGTTGAACGTGAAGTACGCTAATGGCGCAGGCAACGCGAACGGTTTTACCTTTGGTGCACAATCAAGCGACCCCGGTGCGAACTCTAGCTTGACGACCAATAAAGTTCTGTTTGTCTACGAATAAGTTCAAAATGGAGGATGACATGGACGAGAAGACGATCGCGCCGGGCTACGAAGTGCCCGTATTGGACGAAGAGAAGAACGACAACTATGCTGCGGTGGAAGCGGCGGTGAACGAGCACAACGAGACCGCACAGCCGGGCGAGACGTACTGGGGCATCTCCCTCGAAAACGAGAAGTACACCGTATACGAGTACGGCGAAGTGCCCACCCCGCCCACCGAGGAAGAGCAGATAGAAACGCTGCGGGCAAAGAAGCTGGAGGAAGCCTCCGACGCCTGCGAAGCGGCCATCACGGCGGGCATCGACGTACTGTTCGGGGACGGGACGCAGGAGCATTTCTCGCTGGAAGTGCCCGACCAATCCAACATCGACGGTGTGTTCAACGCGGTGATGCTGGGGGCCACGGCCTACCCCTACCATGCGGACGGGAAGCAGTGCAAGCTGTACTCCGCCGCCGACATCGTGACGCTGTACACGGCAAAGCAGAGCGCCATCACCCAGCAGACCACCTACAACAACGCTTTGCGGCAGTGGATCGGCCGGGAGACGAGCCTTGAGGTGCTGAAGGGCATCTTCTATGGCGTGGAGCTGCCGGAGGACCTGAAAGCCGAGGTGGCGGACATCCTGCAGAAGGCAAAAGAGCAGGTGGAGGTCATTGCAAAGAAGCTGGAGCCCTCTCAAGCTCGCTGACGCTCGCCAGCTCTCCCAAAGGGCGAGCCCTTGGCAAAGAGGAAAGGCTTGTGCGAAAAATTCAAAATGGAGCAATGGAGCGATGAAACGGGAATTTGTGAAACTATCCATCTTAGCGGCGCTGGGCGGGTTGCTCTACATGGGAGTGGAGCTGCTCTGGCGGGACCGCACCCACTGGACCATGGGCATCGTGGGCGGGGTATGCTTTGTGCTCATCGGGGGCTTAAACAACTACCTGCCCTGGGAAATGCCCATCTGGAAGCAGGCGCTCTGCGGCAGCGCCCTGGTGACCGCCGTGGAGCTGGTGGCGGGGATCATCCTGAATTTATATCTGGGCCTCGGCATCTGGGACTACTCGGGCCTGCCCTGCAACCTGCTGGGACAGATCTGCCTGCCGTTCAGCCTGCTGTGGGTGGCGATGAGCGTTCTCTGCATTTTTGTGGACGACGCGCTGCGGTGGAGGCTGTTCCACGAGGAGAAGCCGCACTACCGATGGCTTTAAGGAGAAATCAAAATGGGAAAGAATTTATTTGTGGGCGTCGGCGGCAAAGCCCGGCACGTCAAGGCCCTGTACGTCGGCGTCGGCGGAAAGGCAAGAAAAGTCAAGAAAGTGTACGTCGGCGTCGGCGGGAAGGCCAGGCTGGTGCACCAGAGCTATATCCCAGTGACGGGGATAACATACTCTCACTTGAATGACTCTAATTACAATGACCTTTGGATTTATTTCAAACTGACTCCGACGAATGCTACAAATTTAACTGTAACATTCACCAAGGACAGCAACCAAATAAGATTTACGTCATCAACAACTATGGTTGCCGACAGTAATGGGTATGTTTATATACGAGCCACTACTGGTGGAGCATTTAACGTCTCCGTATGGATAACTGTTACTGCTACTGCAGCAGATGGTAAGAGCGACTACATAAAAGTAAAGTTGACGAATGGAAAATGGGAAACGACATACTAACCGTACCGCCTTTAGTATTCCGCAAACACCATATAATTCTGATTGTGGTTTTCTCTGGAGCTTGCATTGAACCGTCCATTGGGCGGGAGATTTCAAAATGGAGCGCAAAGAAAAAGCAGACAGCCGGAATGAACTACCTGCGAACCATTATTTATCCCGATAGTAGGAGCCGCACTGAACGATTTGTGAAATTTCAAAATGGAGGTGAAAACCATGGGAATCGAAAGTTATTCCCTCGCTAGAATACAATATTCTAATAAACAATAAGGAGGCGCGATATGAAAGCACTCTTTGATTTTATCTCCAAGCTTCTTGCAGCCCTCTCCCGCGCTGCCGGAGACAAGGCAGAGGAGCCGGACGCCCCCACTCCTGAAAAAGTGTCCACTGTGGACACCCAGAGCGCCACTCCCCCCGGCTGGGAGGGCGCACCACCCTACCGCTACATCGACGTGAGCCGGTATCAGGGCAAAATCACCCTCGACGGCTGGCGCAAGGTCAAAGCGGCTGGCTACAAGGGCGTCATGCTCAAGACGGTCTCCACGAATCCGAAGATGAGCAAGCGGGCAGATGGTCTGTACATCGACCCCACCTTTGAGCGCAACTACCGCGGCGCCCGGGCCGCTGGGCTGGACGTGGGTGTCTACTACTACACCTACGCCACCAGCGAGGCTATGGCGGATGCAGAGCTGGCCCTTGTGCGGGAAGCGGTACGCGGCAAAGAACTCACCATGCCCGTGTGCGTGGACGTGGAAGAAAATAAGATCAAAAAACTCTCCACGCTTGACCTCACCAACGTGGTGGCCTATGCGCTGGAAAAGGTGGAAGCCATGGGCTTTTATGCCCAGCTGTACACCTACACGGGCTACAGCTATGAGCTGGACATGCAGCGCCTGGCAGGCCGCTGGGACGTCTGGCTGGCCGACTACACGGGCGAGACGCCCAAGGTGGATTACATCTACCACGCCCACCAGCACACCAGCAAGGGCTCTGTGCCGGGCATTACGGGAAATGTGGACCTCAACGTGACAGAGATCAACTACCCGAAAATCATCCGCAAGAAGGGCCTGACCCGTCTTCGGGAGGGCGCATGAGCGACGCGATCATCGTAGCACTCATCACTGGCGGCCTGAGCCTGAGCGGCGTGCTTATCTCTAACATCATGGCCGCTCAAAACATGGACGCCAAGCTGGAAAAACAGCAGGCCATTACCGACACTAAGCTGGACGAGCTGACCCGGGAAGTCCGGACACATAACAATTTTGCCCAGCGCATCCCGGTGCTTGAAGAACAGATGAAAGTGGCGAACCACCGCATTGCAGACCTCGAAAAAGAGAAAGGAGAGTAATACATGGCAATAATCAATAACATTTTGGGCGTCATTCCCGTCCCGGTGGCGGCAGTGCTCATGCTGGGCGGCTTCATCTTCTACGCCCTTGGCTGCATCCGGCTGGGCTATGGTGCGGCGGTCAAGCCCACCGTGCTCCAGCTCATCACGCAGGCAGAAAAGGACATCCAGGGCACCAAAAAAGGCGCAGAGCGCAAAGCCTGGGTGGCTCAGATGCTCCGCGCGGCCCTGGCCACAAGCAAATACGGAAGATTTATCTCGTGGGCCATCACCGATGAAACCATCGGCATCGTGATTCAATTTTTCTTCGACCGCATGAAAGCGGCACTGGAAAAGCAGTAAGGAGGCATAATACATGGACTTGAGAAACACTGTCGAAATGATGCTCAGCAGCGATTACAAGGAGCGTTTTCGCGCGGAGTATTACCAGACCAAAATCCGCTATGAAAAGCTGCACCGCATGACTATCCAGTACGAGGCCGGAACTTTGAATTTTACGCCGTCCTGTTCTTTGGCTCTTTTGAGAGAGCAAAAAGCGGCTATGGGGAATTATCTCCATGCACTCGAAGTCCGTGCAGAAATCGAAAACATTGATTTAAGCATGAGTTAAGAGGAGATTATTATGGCAAGCACTACATACGAGCATTTTGTTGACACCAGCAAAATGTACGCCGTACAAAGACGTTTTCGTGACTTAACGAAAACATTCTGCGATTTTGTTAAGGTCAACAAAATCGACCATCTCGGTAACGTCACCGTAATGGTGCGCAACGCCGGAGAGTTGCCGCAGCCTTTCTGGCTCGGTGCTGCCTGTGGCGGCGGCTCGTGTAGTGCTGCCACTGTGCCTGCAAGGACTTGACCGACAGCAGATTACAGCCGCCATCAAAAGCGCACCGCTTGGGAGGGTTGACCGTAAGATAGCCTTACTGCGGTACGTTGAGCGGCTTCCGCTTCCGGAAATTGCAGCACAGACACATTACAGCCGGACGGCAATAGGCTATCGGCTGAAAAGCATTGAAAAAATGCTGGATGTGTGATATAATAACTGTGTTAGTCGAATTAGTTTTGAGCCTCTGCTCTGACAATTCAAAAAGCGGCAGGCTTTCGGGTTTGCCGCTTTTCTTTTTGCACGAATTGTGGTATAATGATCTCAACAAATCCTCCCGGCCTCTCGAAGAAGCGCATTAGGGTGGATATTTGATACAGTCTCCCGCTCGCCTACTCACAGTGCGTACCATGCGAGAGACGTAATTTTTCCGCTTCGGCGGCAGGGCGATTACTCGCTCACTTATAATCCATCAGCTTTAGGCTGGTGGATTTTGTTTTATTCGCACTAGTTTTGTCGAAAATATTGCCATATATTGGATGATGTGATATCTTAGCATTGCACTCCAAAGTGTGTACCATTAACAGTTAAGCGCTCATGCGGATTTTTCCGTGTGGGCGCTTTTCTTTTTTGTCCTTCGTTGTACGTTCGTTGTCCTTTGCTTTTTGCTGATGCGGTACACTGAGAGCACAAGGAGGGATGTTTTATGAGCTATTATCCGGCACCCGGAGCGCCCTACGTTCCGCAGCAGCCTGTCAATCCTTACGGCGGCATGGGCACTGTTGGTCTTACCGCTTCCCTGCCGAACACACAGATGCAACAGGCACAGCCGCAGCGTCCGCAGCCGATGAATGGGCAGCAGCCTGTTCAGCAGTCGGCACAGGACGGAGGTTGGTTACTCGGCAGACCTGTTTCCAGCAGGGAAGAATTTCTGGCGATACCGTCAGACCTGTACGGCAGACCGACCTATTGCCCGGACTTGCGCAGTGGCGTGATCTACTGCAAGCGGCTCAACCCGGACACCTGTGAATCCTATGTACAGGAGTTTTACAGCCCGGAAGCATGGCGACAGATGCAAGCACAACAGGCGCAGCAGACCGCTGCACCGACACAGCAGTATGTGCCTATTGAGCAGTACAATGCCCTTGTCCACCGACTGGATGAACTGGAAAAATGGCAGAAGAGCTTTTCTAAGCCCGCTACCGCAGCGAAGAAAGGAGAATAAGCGATGCCCTCTCCATTTGATATGATTACTCACAGCCCTATCATGCAGCTTGCAAATCTGGCTCGTGCCGGGCAAAACCCGATGGGGCTTATCCAGCAGTTGGGTGGGCAGAGCGCACCCATCATGCAGGGGCTGAACCTGATTCAGGGAAAGAACGAATCACAGCTCCGGACGATGGCGCAGAACCTCGCCATAGAGCGCGGCATCGACCTGAACCAGCTGGCAAGCGTCCTGAATTTGACGCTTCCGAAGTGAGGAGGCTTTACAATGGATGATTTTGAAAACAGCCATCCAGAAAAAGATTTTGACATCAACAATCTGTGTGGCAATGACAAAATATGGATTCCTTTAATGCTCGGATTGATTTTCGGCGCTGTCAGCAAAACGTGGGACGACCCGAAAGATAAAAAAGACAATCCTCCAAGCTGACTTAACAATCCCCAAATAATCATCCCTCTAAGCGAAACGCTTCTCAGTTTTTGCGGACTTGACAAAAACCGCATTTGTTTGGCTTCGCCCATCGCATACGGCGGTGGGATGGCATAACGCAAAACTGAAAGGAGTTTTGTTATGGACGATTTTGCAACTGGCTATCTGGCTGGGCAGGACGGCGGCAATAACAACAGCGGATTCTTCGGCAACGAAGGTCTGTGGGCGGTTATCATCCTCGCCATCATCTTCGGCTGGGGCGCAAACGGCTATGACCGCAACGGCGGCGACAACGGCATGAACGCCTACATCCCCTATCTGGTCGGCACCGGAGCAAGCGGTCAGGGCGGTGCGGACACCCGCGCAGCTCTGTCTGAGGGCTTCTACCAGCAGGACACCTCCCGCTCTCTGGCGGGTATCCAGAGCGGTATCTGCTCTCTGGGCTATGACCAGCTGGCGCAGATTAACGGCATTAACGCCAACATCGCAAACGGCTTTGCTGGTGTGAACAGCGCCATCTGTCAGCTTGGCTACCAGAACGCACAGCTGGTAAACGGCCTGGAACGCAGCGTGTCCAACGGTGACAACGCCATCAACCTTGCTATCATGCAGGAGGGCAACGCACGGCAGGCTGGTCAGACCGCACTTGCCACGCAGCTGGCATCTTGCTGCTGCGAGAACAAGCAACTCATCGGCGACCTGAAGTACACCATCGCAACGGAGGATTGCGCTACCCGTCAGGCCATCGCAGACAACGCTCGCGCCATCGTGGACAACTGCAACGCCAACTTCCGCAGCATGATGGACTACTTCACGCAGGATAAGATTGCTACTCTGACCGCTGAGAACCAGAGCCTGAAGTTCGCCGCTTCTCAGGATCGGCAGAATGCGCTTCTGACCACCGTGATGTCCCAGCAGACTGATACCATCCTGAACCGGGTCAATCCTCGTCCGATTCCCGCTTATCAGGTGGCAAATCCTAACGTGGGCGTGAACTGCTGCGGCTGCTGCTAACCAACACACTCCCCGATAACACCGGGTGAACCATCGGGGCAGGGGTAAGACACCTCTGCCCCTGATTTTTATAGGAGGAAAACATTATGGCTTGCAAAACAAGCTGCCGCCTGTGCCCGCACCTCGTCATCTCGGATGCGGTGACGTTTGCCAATGACACGCTGACCATCAACATCCCTGCTGGCTCTTACGCAGCGGGAGAAAAATATTGTCTGGTTATTGCCCAGGCTTTGCCGGACACGACCACCATCAACGCCCCTGTGGTTATTACCATCGGCGCAGGTACGACCGCATACCCTCTGACCGACTGTAACTGCGCTCAGGCAACCGCTGAGAGCATCCACACTCGCACCCGCTATGCTACCCGCGTTGCAACGTCTGCGACCGGCACAGGCACGTTCAAGTATCTTGGCTGCTTCTGCCGTTCCCACGCCGGTGCGCCTGCATCTATTTCTTGAGGAGGTATAGATTATGGGCAAGACTAATTTTCGCCGCATGATGATGCTCCGTGACCACGACAAAAACCGTGAGCCGGAACGTGACCGCCTTGAGGAAGAGCGTGACCGCAGGGAACGTGAGATGGAACGCCGTCTGCGCAAGCTGGAAGGTGGCAATGATCGCTATTCCTACTATCCGCAGGAGGAGAATCGATACATTGACCCCTACCCTATCCCCCGTTATCCTGACGTAGAGTATGGGCGCAGAATGCCACAAATCGGCTTCTCGCAGAACGGCGACTGGGATAAGCGGTCGGGACAGTACGAACGTGGCGGCGCAGACAGCCGCTCCATCAAGATGCCGCGCCAGCACCTCACCCACGATGAAGCGGAGGAATGGTGCGACAGCATGGTGAACGCTGACGGCACAAAGGGCTGTCACTGGACGCTAGAACAGACGCAGGACGTTGCGAAACAGCGCAACATTACCTGTGACCCGAACGATTTCTGGGCTGTCATGAACATGATGTACTCAGATTATTGTCAGGTTGCAAAGCGCCAGTCCGTTGACACTCCGGGCTTCTACGCTGACATGGCAAAGGCGTTCCTTGAGGACGCAGATGCCGCAGATGGCAAGGCATATCTCTACTGGGATTGCATTGCTGATAAGTAAAATGAAACCCCTGTGTAGTCGTAATGACTGCACAGGGGTTTGTGCTTTATCAAGTTCCTGTATCTCCGATTGTTTGCATGGTGCTTTTGAGATTTGGCACATCTGTTTCCGGCATTTTACGTTTGATACCAATAATCGCTTGCGTGATTCCCGCTTTGTTTAACTGGTTTACAGACTTACGAAATACAAAATCAATGTTCATATTCGCCTTGATTGTTCCGTCGTCTTCAAGATAGCAGTTTGGAATCCACACGTTTTGATTACTACCGTTTATTTTGAAACGCTTTGCTTTGTAGCAACCGTAGTCCTCTCTTACAATCAGCTCAACAGGAATGCCCTTGTAATATTGAGTGTCAGTGTTGTACTTTTCAGCCAGTTTTGCTTTACGTTTTGCTACCTCTGCGTTTATTTTGGCTTGTTCCTCTTTGCTTCTGTGCTTGCGTGGCTTGTATGTACGCATTTTTTTTCCTCTCACATAGATTATTCTTCTTTGATGTGCATTAGTATATACAACGGAACGAATCTTTTCCAACTATGGAAGTGTTTGGGATAGCGCCTAACAAGATACCAATCGTCAAACAAATGGAAAGTTGTGTAGTATTTTGCAATTCTTGCAACTCGCTCTTGTTTCGTCATATTAATTCCTCTGCACATCTGTGTAGTACAACTCCATATCTGCCTTGTACATATCAAGTTGTCTTTTACTATCCACAAGCGTGTTAAAACTATATCCAGCCGCAAAAGATACGGCGATGGACAAAATCAAGTGCGCTGCAACCCATTTACCAGCAAAGATAAACGGAATCTGAACTGCTACGGCAAAAGCATCGAACAAAAGAACGTAAATGCCATGCTTAACCATTTTCTGTAAACGGCTAATGCTTTATTCGTAAAATTCCTTCGACCTCATCATGCTTCAATCCTCCAACTCAGTTCTTTTTATCCAATACGAACTTTACAAGTTCTTCAATTTCTTCCAAATTTGCGATTATTTCATACCATCCTGCTGAATGCCCTCTATCGTAAGCGTACGCCCAAATTTTTGCCGCTTTCTTTTCTGAAATCCCAAAACCGACTTCTTCTTGAATTGTTTTATAAATCTCTTCGTAGATTTCATCCCTACGCTTCATTTTCTCTTGATTCAGCCGCTTAACTTCATTGTCGTAATCATCGTTGTTCTTTTGCGCTTGCTCTTTGTTCCATTTTACCGACTTATCTTCGTCAAACACAAAATTTGATGGAATTCGCTTGAAGCCATAAGGCTTGCATCCCATATTTTCCATTGCTTCATATTTCTGCCCAATGTCAATCCATACGTCATTCATCTAAGAAATCCTCCAATTCAATCTTTCCCTCTGCCGCCGCAACTGCCAGAGCGTACACGAACTGTCCAATCGTCATTCCGTGCCGTCTTGCTTCACGGTTTATATACTTGCGCTCTTCTTCGCTCATAAGGATGGTAATGCGCTTTGAACGCTTTCCATCACCGCTTGCAACGCCTTGATGCGATTCTGGCATTGGGATTTTTTTCTTTGTCAAGCCAGCTTCGGCTAGTGCGCCGGGAACATCGCCTTGTTCGATAAGACGTTGAACTTCCTTCGCCTGTTTCAGCTTCTTCGGCTTGCTTTCGCTTACTACGGCTTTATTCGGCTGTGTTTCGCCGTCTTTGGCTTGCTTCGGCTTAATATTGCTTAACTGTGCTTCATAAGGCTGTGCATGGCTGTCTGCGGCTTCACTGGGCTTAATCGGTGCTTGTTCGGCTTCGTTCGGCTTTACTTGGCTTACTTCTTCTTCCTTTGGCTCACTTCGGCTTAATGCCTGTTCCGAAAAAATAGGCTGAAAATCAAACCCGCCCAACAAGCCGGATGTTTTTTTGCTGGTCGATTTCATTCTTCTTTCCCCTTCTTACCGCCTATTCCTAGAGCTTTTAGAACTTCTTCCGGGATTCCGCTTGCGGAATTGATTTTTTCTACAATTTTCATCAATTCATCTTTATTCAGCTGAACGGTTGCTATGTTTTCTTTGCAAGGTTCTTTCGGTACTTCCGTCCAGTATTCTACATCTAGCGTACGCAAACCAGTTTGGACGTCCAACCAATAATACTCATCGGTATGCACGTTGTAAAAACAATTAGCTGTAAGACAACACCCGTCTTTAGTATATACCAAAAAAACAAGAGATTCCCCGTGGTTGTACGAACCAGGTTTCGGCGGGTCGTACTTCGCACTATGCCATATCTTGTTGCTCATTTTTTATCTCCCTCCACAATCATCTTCGCCAACGCCTTGAAATCCTCTGCACTGGTGCTCTTTGCCGTGTCGCCGCTGAACAGGCTGTGCCGCTCTGCCTGTGCCTTGCGAACGCCCATAGACGGTCTAATCTTCACATCCAACAGCGTTGTACCCATACTCTGTGCAATCGCCGGAAGCTGCTCCACAACCTCTTTGGACAGGTTCTCACGGCTCTTGTATTGGTTCAGAAGCAGACCTTCAATCTTCAAAGTCGGGTTGAAGTATCTGCGAACATCGCCGATGGTCTGCGAAAGCTGGCTCAAACCAGCCAGCGCGTATCGGTCTGCTGTGATGGGCACGATGATGCTGTTAGCAGCAATCAGCGCGTTCACAAGCGCAAGACCAAGCTGCGGGGGAGTGTCCAGCACAATGTAATCGTACTGCTCAGACACGCTTTCAAGGGCTTCTCGCAGCCGGAAGTTCTTGCCCATGTCCCGGACAAGCTGCTCGTCAATGTCCTTCAATGCGTTGTCGGACGGAAGAATGTCACCAGCTTCACAGTGTCGGATTCCTTCTTCGACCGTTCCCTGCCGGGTCATCACATCAAACAGGGTGCATACGTCCTCTGTCTGTGCGCCGTATGTGTCTGTTGCGTTGCACTGGACATCGCAGTCCACCAGCAGGACTTTCTTGCCAAGCAACTGTAACGCGCCAGCCAGACAGGTGCTTGTTGTGGTCTTTCCTGTGCCGCCCTTCTGGTTGGCGACAGCTATGATTTTTGCCATTTTATCACTCTTTCTTTTATTTGCTATGTATGACTACTTCAAGAAGCTATCGTCAAACGTAGCGTAATCATCAAGGTCTGCATCTTTCAAAATGGAGTACATATAAGCGCCGGGGTCTTTTTCAATCTTATCAAGTCGCTCACTGACAAGAATCCTGTATGCATTCTCAATGATGTTCACAACAGCTTCTTTTTTCTTGTTAGGCTTGATGTTCGGATACTTCTCCGGTAATCTCTTTGCCACAAGCTTTGCGGTCAAGATACACTGGCTTTTAGACATCTCTGGCGCAATAGATGCCCAATCCACATCCTCGTATGCGCCGCTGCGAGGCTTTCTGGCAGGTCGTTGGCTCTTTGGAACATCTTTTAGCTCTACGCTTTCAACCTCGTTAGCTTCCACGTCTATGACTGGCTCATTAGACTTGAAAGCTACATTGAACTTCACAGCAACCGCATTGCGACCTCTCATGACCTTGTCATATTCAACACACAGGTCTGATACTTCGTTTATTTCAGCTACCGCAATATCAATGACACGCCGCCTAAGATGCTTGAACTCTTGATAGCTAGGTTCTCTTGCACCAAGCTGTTCCCTTAATCTATCCAACGTAATTTCGGGCTGGCTCACGCCACGTCCGATGAACTCTCGGAGAATTGAATACAGCAAAATGCTATACTGCGATTTCATATTCGCTGTGTAGCGCAAGCGATACTTGACATATCCACGCTCCGCAATGTCGAAGAAAACAGGTTGCAGAAGCGGATTGCAACACAATGACACAGTAATATTCATTAAACTAGGTTCAAAGTTTACAGTTGCTCTACTGAACAAGGGATACAAGTCAAACGAGCCTGAACCGTCACCTCTAGGAACTTCAACGGAGTTGTCGATGAAATGCTTGACCTGTGCTTTCAAATTCTTAGAGTTGATTTTCAACCCCAAAAACTCGCAATACTCTTGTAATGTAAACTGAACCGTTGAAGTTTCGGGGTCTCTCGGATTGATGCGGCTAAGATATACTTCAAGTAACCGTAGTTCTCCTGCTGTATAGTCAGTGAACTTTGCCCAAACAAGCTGTCTGCTTTTCTCAACCAAGTTCCCGCCTTTAATATCAGACAATCTTATCGCGCCTCCTCTCATATAAGAGTATATCACAAACAGGTGTACAAATCAATAGCAAGTGTACACCTGTTTCCACTTTTTGCACACCTAACTATCCACATTTCGTACACCTATTTCCACAATCTGTACACCTATATCCATTTTTTGTACACCTCTTTACATTATATAAAACAAGACTATTAACAAGATTATAAAATAACTTCTACTAATAGCAGAAGAAGAAAATTTTCCACAAAATCTTTTCTTTCTCTCTTAAAAAGTGGAAAACACAAAGCAATATTGCTAAATAAACAGATGTTCAACATCCGAAAGGTTGAAACGCTTAACGGTTAGATTTACCTAACGTGTACAAAAAGTGGATGAAAAACTTTTAATTCAATGCTATGGGGGACAGATTGACAAGCCGACCAACCACAGGCAATAGATTAACGATAACTCGTTATTTATTCCGCTCGAATGTTGTCGATTTACAGCCTATGGGGGACGGAATGACAAGGCGAATTTGCCCGATAGGTGTACAAAAAGTGGATGAACGTGGACAAAAAGTTTCTCAAAAACTGCGATAATTCGACAATCAGCGTAAAATGTTTTCTTCGTTGATGGTATAAGAATCGTTTCGCTTCATGGCCGAAGCTTCCCCACAGTCCTGTGCTTGATATAAAATCTGCATATTGGGCTGTGTTCCGTCTGGGTCTGGGTCGGTTTTGGTGGCCTGTGCCATTTCATAATGACCGGTGATGGTACGGCAGACGGACACACGATCACGCAAAGTCGTGTGAAGGTTGGCTACCATTTCGCAAAGAACGGCAAGGTAATCTGAACCGTGATTGCCATAGATTAGATAGCACAGCAGGTCGATTTCTTGCGGATGGGCTTCTTTGATATGCTCTATCAGCGTATCTCTCTTTCTTTCGGTACTGGCATCGCCAGCCAAACTTTCCAATAAGCCAGGATGCAAACAGGTGTCTATGTACGGTTTGGCCGCAACGCCGCAGCACACGAACCACTTTATGATAGTAGGAGCATCTGGGGTCATTGTCCCTTGCTCATAACGAAAAATGGATGTCCGGCCTACACCCATTTTGTCCGCAAGCTTCTGTTGGCTAAGTCCGGATTCCGCTCTTGCCATCTCTAACGCTTTTGCCACTCGTATTCTATAATCATCCATAAATACCCCTCTTTCGACAAAATGATACAAAAGCAAAGAAATTTAACTGATATATTGTTCAAAATGTGAAACAATAATTGAAAAAAGTCGCTGTTCCATTGAAACAGCGAGATGTGGTATAACTGTATTGTCAAAAAATTCCAAAGAGGAAAGGAACAAAAATGAGAGAAACTGTAATCTGGAACCATGAATGTATGCCGATCATCGACGGAATGCCCGCCAGCGTTCCCGATGGGCAACCGCACAAACCTGAACCATGGGAGGAAAGCTAATGAACCGAACCGTAGATGATCTGATTGTCCCATACGCTCGCAGACGGACGCTGGAGCTTGTCCTGAGCCTTTCTGGGTACGAAGCTGATAAAGATGCTTACCTCGAAGCAAAAGGCATCCTGGAAAGCGCCGTAGCCGCCTTGGACGATGGACGCGACCCAGCAGACAGCATCGAACGCATTGACGGTCAACTTGTGGAACTTTGAAAGGAGAAAAAGATGGACTTTACGAATGGATTCTATAAAGTCGAGAACCCTGTCGTTCTTGAAGAAGTGAAAACTTTCCTCCAGTCAATGGAACGGCGAGGAGCAACCGTAAAAGACTTGGACGATGCCATTGTGCAGCTAAACAATGTTTCGCACAGCATCAGCACAAATGCACTCGTCAAAGCAGAAGTGCTGGACAAGTTACCTGAAAACCCCTTTCGCTCTATGCTCAAAGACGCATTGCAAAATAAAGGATAAACAAATTCCATCGTGGTTTTATTGGACGCTCATTGTTATGTTGGCTTTCCCAATGAAAAACGATAGATGCGAAAAAAACATTCGATTTTTACGAAGTTGTTAAAAATACATTGACTTGACAACTAGAAGATGTATAATCGTATCAAATAAACATCTGCACTTACCGATCGGGAGGATATGCCACAATGAGTGAACAGGAAAGAGCCAAGATTGACCGATTTATTGCATGGCTGCTGGAACATCCTGAAAAGATTCCGACAGCGGAACAAGCACTAGACTTGGAATAATAGAAAATCCCTTGCGCAGAGCTATACCAGCCCGGCACAAGGGTTTTTTTATTTTACCGGGCATGAACGTCACATCTTCTCGATTAGGTTCATCAACGCCTCACGCTGTTCCTTCGGCATAGATTCAAGTTTTCTTCTAATCCGCTCTACTGCTGCATCGACTTCACTTTGCGGCTGCTGGGGCGGGTTTTCTTTTTGGTTGCCCGTAAGAATGTAGTCAACTGATACGTTGAAATAAGCCGCAATCTTAGAAAGAACCTCTGTGGACAGGCTTTTAGTTCTTCCGGCTTTCAATTCGGAAAGAAAACTGCGGCGAATCCCAATGTTGCGGCAAAGAGTGCCGTCTTTGATGCCCTCTTTTTCGCAGAGTGCATGAATGTTACTGTACAAGTCCGACATAAGAACACTCCAATAATTGTGCAAGTATACAAATGCACAGAATTTTGTACAAAAGAGTTGACTTGTACAGAAGTCTGTACTATAATACAGACATGGGCAGTACAGAACGATGTACAATATAAACTCTCTACACCCTTATATTAGTACAGCTTTCCGTACTTGTCAATAGATTTTAGCAAATGGAGGTGGAATTTTGAAAGAAAACTTCCGTTCTGGCTTTGAGCTGGAAGTGAAAATGAAGCTGTTGCAGCGAGGTATGAAGCAAACGGAGCTGATTCAGGCGGTTCAAAGCGATACTGGATTGTTCCTTGATGATTCGTACCTCTACAAGATTCTTCGTGGCGAGCGAAAACCGGAGAAGATTATCCAAAGCATCTGCAAGATTCTTGAAATTGAGCAGAAGGAGGACTGAACATGGAGCAGATTATCACTTTGAAAGTAGACCTTGAGCACCCGGATGACGCAAAATTTGCCATTGACGAGGCAGTCAAGGCCTACGAAGCGGACAGGCTGAAGTGGACAGAAGAGGAGATTGCCGAAGCGAAGCATCTGGCGATGAAGATTATGGAACAGTTGTGCTTGGATGGGTATAGCATTGAATGGTGCGGAGTCACGGAAGCGTACTACTACAAGGCGGTTTCCGTTTGGCTTAAAAGCCCGGACGATGAAAGCTTTAAACGAAATGCAACGTGCTGTATCCTTTCTACCTCTTTTGATACTTGGGTTTCCAAGTGTGTCTGCCTGTGCCGGGCTACCAGCAGGGATGTGCCCGCTTTTATCGTCAAAAAGGTCGGTGAGTACTGGCGATGAACTTTTACAAAGCGCCAAGTCGCAAGCGGAGGCTAAAGCTGGCGATGGCAGCGGGCGTGTCCCGGAACGAAGCCAACAAGGTACTGTGGATGGAAAAGATGCTGAACCAGTGCTTTGAACGGCATAACCGGGAAGCCAAGAAGAAAGCAGGAGAGCGGTATGGAGATTAAATACTGCGAGCGCTGTGGAGCTCTTCTTGGAATGGTAGCCACGAATCGAAAATACTGTCTTAACTGCTACAGCATTGCAAATTTGGAGCGAGGCAGAGAACGTAAACGAAAACAAACTGAGGACAAGCGAAAAGAAACCGCAAAACCGGTTCCTTGTGCTTGGTGTGGTAAACCACTTGTGCGGAGAAATGTTTGCCAGAAATATCACGCAGAGTGCTCGAAAGCAGCTTACGCAGACTCACAAAAAAAGCTGCGAAAGAAGTATCGAGAAAGTGGTAAAAGCGACCAGTACAAGAAGCCGGAGCGGAAAAAGGCAAAGCCGAAGAATAAGGGCTACACCATCGAGGAAATCGAAGCAAAGGCAAAGGAGCTTGGCACAACATACGGCAAGGTAGTGCTTGGGCTACAGCTTGGAACGATTGATAGGTGGTAAAGATGAACGGCAAATATTATGGAAAGCGGGAGATTCGATGGCAAAGCCGAGAAGCTGACCTCCTAGAACATATCCACAGAAAGGACTACAAGAAATGTACAAGAACAAAAGATACAAGCAAAAGCTTGCACGGGATGACCTGTCCCCCAAAGCGTACAAGCTCGTAAATGATATGTATGGCATGGCCATCAGTTCCGGCTTGAAGCTGAAAGAAATCCGTATGGTTTGTGTAATGCTGCGCAAGAAAATCGAAGACACAGTTGCAGAATGCGCCGTTGGCGGACGGGAGGACTGAGCATGAAGACGTTGGTTGAACTCATCCTGATTTGGGCTGGGACGTTGGCAATTGTCCTGGCATTCCTCCTTGTGAATATGTGGCTGATGAACGAGATCGGTGTGATGGTTGGCGTTGAAGCTGCGAAATACACTATTGTAGCCGCAGTCATCGCCGCATCGGCTTGGGTATTCGGGCACAAGGGTGAGAAAAAATGACGCTCGAAGATGCCATGAAAGAACGCGGCATTCGTGTGAATGAGCTTTGTCGAAAAAGCACAGTGTCAAGGCCAACATTGGACAGCATTCTCGGGAGAAGAAGAGCCAGGCACAAAGAAGGAATCAGAACAGGGACGCTTTTGAAGATATGCGATGTTCTGAACGCATACGCAATCGTCGATAACTCAAACCCGGATTACTTCGATGTCGTGTTGAAAAAGGTGGAAAAATGAAAAGCGTAAAAGGGACGATATTAGTTACAGTTGGGATTTTGTTCTCGATTTTGTCTGTTGGCTGCGGAGGCTTAATTGAAAACGCAACAACGCTTAGAGCTGGGCTGTTTTACGCTTTTCTCTCAGTTTCGCTTTTGGCTGTGGCACTTGTCATGTGCGCACTTGGCGTTAATGCGGAAAACGAATATGACGACCGTAAAAGCAAGAAAATCAGCCGTGTAACACATCATACCAACAAATGGAGGAATGCAAAATGAACGAAATGCACGATTGCTCCGGCTGTTTTGATCGGTTCGGTGGCGTGGTTGAGCCGCCTGATGACTATTACTTCGCACCAAGAACGGACGAAGAACCTGAATGGCAGCGGCCAGACGAAGCAGATTCCGTGTGCTGGGGAGATTGATTTTGTACAGCCGTGTTAAGCCAAAGTAAGAATAATGAAGCCTAATGAAGCCAAAGAAAGGAGGGTGATTCCGTGACCGATAAGGAACTTGTCGAATATCTTTGCAAATGGTTTTACGTTGATTCTGACGGTACGTTGCACAGAAAAGACAGGAAAAACAGCGCAGGAAGCTACGATAAAGACGGTTATTTGATTGTGAAAATCAAAGGAAAGCAATACAAAGCACACCGCCTTGTGTACGCACTTCATTATGGGCTAATGCCTATTGGAGTGATCGATCATATCAATGGAATCAGGACAGACAACAGGATTGAAAATCTTCGCTGCGTAACCCAAGCTGATAATGTTGCAAATACTGTTCAGTCCAGAAACGCTTTAACTGGCGAGTATGGAATCTACGAAGACCGTTCAACGAAAGGTTTGAAACGCAGATATTCGTTCCACTTTAGCGGCAAAACATACCGATTCAAAACCATAGGAGAGAATATGACTGGAGAGAATTACAGTGATTCCCTGTTCCGGAAAAGACCGG